CTTAACTCAATTCGTTCGAATATCCAAAGACAGCTTGATAATCAACCAAAAAGCTCAGAAACCAATTCATTACTAATGCAAGCAATGGCAGCGGTAGAAGCACTTGGAAATCAGGAAGCAGTATTTAATATCAATGGTTCAGAATTTGCTCGTGTCACTGCTAAAGATAATCAAGCGGCGCAAAATGGATTAACGACTTTACAAACTATTCTGGGAGGAGGAACATTATGACATTAACAGTCAATTTTGCAGGCAACGATCTGACGAAACATATGAGAATAATTGATGTCAAGCGTAATTTAGGAGCTGGAATTGATATTGTTTCTCAAAAAAGAGCAGGAAACGGAGAAGATTTCATATCTTCTAGAAAAGACTCCTCTAAGATTGTGGTAGACTTCAGAACGTTTGATGATATTACGAAAGCAAGACGATTACTTGCTGCTTTAACATCTAGTGAAACATTAGCAGAGCTTTCATTTTCTGATGAGCCTAATGTGAGATATCGCGCAATTAGGGAAGGAGAAATTACTTTAACGGAAAATAAAAGTAAATTATTTTCCGATGGATCAATAACTTTTAAAATTCCTTCCGGAGCAGCTGAATCCGTCACGCAAAACGTTTTAAATGCAACCAATTCTGGTGGAGAAAATGGAACTATAACTCCTAATACAACAGATGGATCAATTGAAATTAAGGTCAATAATAAGGGGACTTTACCAACGTTCCCGAAGATTAAGCTCACTAATGTTTTAGAAAATGGATATTTTGGAATAGTTGGAGTAAAGGGATTAATGGCTCTTGGGAATATAAACGAAGCTGATGGAGTAACTAATCCTATGAGTGAACAGCTTTATGATAGTGCATCTGATACCAATTTTTCTGATTTTAAAGATGTCGCAACTGGTACCCCTAATCCTCAAAATAATTGGTTAGCAACGAACGGAAAGCTTGAATTTCAAACTGATGGGCTGAGATTAAAAGATAAAGGAACTGTTGGTTCTAATCAAGGAGTTGCTGGCGGAATGAAAGTTATGACCTTACCAGCAGATTCAAACGGTCATGTTGGAGCAGTTAATTTCTATTCATATTTTAATATCTTTGCTTGGGCTGGTGCATTTGGCCAGACTGGATTATTGCAAGTTTTATTTACGGATGCAAACGATAAATTAGTAGCCGGATATGGTGTCTCTAAAGGAGATACGGTCGGCAATAAGGCATCAATGAAATGTTGGGTCGGTGGAAATAGGCCACGGGAATACGTAAGTAACGACTTCATATCTAACAATGGTGAGGGAAATGGAGCTGGTAGTATGAACAATACCAGCTTTAATGAGAGGACTGGCCATTCTGATTTTGTGAAAACTGGAAGCCAATTAGAATTTTATTGGAAAGGCTCACGAATTAAAGCAATTATTCCAGAATTAGAAACTGTAGAAATTGCTAAAGTCTATATTTATATCGGGCAATATGTTCAATCAAATAAATTCATGACTAACTTATCATTGAGAAATATATCATACAGAAAAGACCAAGTTTCTGTTTGGTCCAATGTTCCAAATCGTTATGCCGCAGGTTCTATTGTTGAAATTGATATGGAGAATGACAAGATTTTTACTAATGGAGTTGCAACAAATAAAGATTTTGTTAATGGAGGTAAATTTTTTAGTATTCCTCCAGGAGAAAGCACAATCATTATTAATCAATCAGCGTTCAATCATACGCCACCTCAAGTAGAACTGACATGGAAGGAGAACTATTTATAATGTTAATTAATATTCATGATTCACATCTTGAAAAGGTTGGCTTTTTAGATAGTGAATCTCCAGGAGCGCCAGGCTTTTTTAATGATGTAGAACATCATTATTTAGCAGAAGGGGCTTCAACATTTACTTTTTCAGTAAATAAAAAGAAAAACGGTATTTTACAAGATTACTGCCAATTTTTAAATGAAGATGCATATTTTAGTTTTTCAGAAAACGGAGAGGATCACTTTTATAGTGTTGGGACAGTTGATGAAGATAACGATACCACTTTCACAGTGACTTGTTATTCTTTAAATTTAGAACTCAGATTAGAACAATGTGATCCACTAGAAAACACAGCAAGTCATAATATCCAATGGTATTTTGACCAAATGGGGCTTATCAATAATACTCAAATTACAATCGGAATCAATGAAGTTTCTGATTTAAGCCGAGTAATAAAATATGATGGTCAGGAAAGTAAATTAGCACGGTTAATCTCTCTTATCGGAAACTTTGATGCAGAGTTTGAATTTATTACGAAATCAAACAATGATGGGACATTAGATAAAATCATTCTCAATATATATAAAGAAAATGACGGAGTAAATTTTCAAGGAGTAGGAACGAACCGTGATGATGTAATTTTAACTTTAGATACTAATATTACTGGTGTTTCAAGAACAGTAGATAAAACTCAAATTTTTAACGCTACAACGATAACTGGAGCAGACGGATTAACATGGAATTCAAGTGAGTTTTCTTATGTCAATTCAGATGGAGTAGAGGAATTTTATAAAAGAAAAAATGCTGATACTGCATTTGCACCTCTTTCTCTTGCTAAATATCCATCTCAAATCCAATCATCAACAGGGGATAGATGGATTAGAAAGAATTTCACTACTGATTACACTACAGCTAGCGCAATATGGGGTTATGCGGTAAGTCAATTCAAGAAGTTTGCTTATGGGATTGTAACTTATAAAGTTTCAGTTTCTAGTTTATTAGTAAATTCAGAAGTTGGTAATGGCTTGCCTTTGAAAATTGGAGATACAGTAACAATTAGTGATGATAACTTCATTGATTCTAATGGAGTTCATGGTTTAATTTTGTCAGCTCGTGTTTCTGAAATGGAAATTTCAAGAACAGATCCCACTAAAAATACTCTAGTTTTTTCAAATTATATTCGGCTTCAAAGCCAAATCTCAAATGATTTGCAATCTCAACTGTCAAATCTAGTCGATGCAGCTACTCCATTTCGAGCAGAGCTTAGCACAACTAACGGTACACAGTTCAAAAACGGCACTGGTTCAACAACTTTATCAGCTCATATTTTTAAAGGTTCTTCAATAACTGAAACTATCGCTGACAGCTACGAATGGTCGAAAGATGGAACAGTAGTTGCTCCAACTCAGACTATCACAGTTGATGGCAGCGGAGTTGCGGATAAAGCTGTTTATAGCTTTAAAGCAACGGTTGCGGGCAAAGTAGTCGCTAGTCAGTCAGTGACTATCACTAATGTGGATGATGGAACTAGCCCGATTAATCTAGTTATTGATTCATCTAATGGCTATCAATTTAAAAATAATATCATTAATACAACTTTCACTGCGATACTTTATCAAAATAATAAAGAAATTGATAGTGATGGAACAAAATTTGCTTATATATGGTCTAAAACTAACTCTGACGGAACAGTAGATACCGCTTGGAATCTTGCTCATCAAACAAGTCAGAAATCAATTACAATCACAAATAGTGATGTTTGGCAGAGAGCTACGTTTGATTGCACTGCAGAACCACTTAATTAATAGGAGGAATAAAATATGTCAATTGTCTCAAGTGGACAAATCACAATCACAGATTTATCAGATGGGATGCAACTCAATGCTTTCATCACAGCAAGTGGGGTAACTACTCAAACTTATGATGCAACAGCTCAAACATGGTCACCAAGTTATGCGACTACTCCACAAGTTTTAACGCTCAACCTCACTAAAGCAGGAAGTACAACCTCTGTTGTTAGTGGGATTTCAGGAAATATTACTTGGACACGAACAGATGGAACAACTACTACGACTATCTCCTCAACTACTAATACTGATGCTCAATATATTGGTGGAAGTAAAAATAGTGTGTTGACAACAAAAGTTAATGTTCCAATCGCCAACTCAGCATCACGATTCACTGCTTCTGGAACATGGATTGACCCTAATACAGGTTTAAATGTTCCGTTCTCAGCTACTTTAGATTTGACTGTTGTACAACTTGCTAAATCAGCTGTTCTTGCGAATGTTTATGCTGGAAATGGTGGAGCATTCTACAATTCTATGCCTGCAAGCTTAACAGTTAACGCTGATTTGTATAAAGGGGGGCAACTCTCTGCAGGAAATAAGCAAATATTCTTCGGTTATGCAGATAGTACTGTAACTACAACTGGTTCAACTGGTTATAACTCAAACCTTGGATTAGGCTGGCATTTATGTACTTCATCTACAACTGGTCAAACTCCCAATGTAGCAGCGGGAACAAATACAACTTCTCAAGGGATATTAACAGTTCTACCAGATGCTGTTACGAACGCACAAAGCTTTAAGGCAGTAATTATTGACCAAGTAGGTGGTACAGCAGGAACAGCAGTAAGTGGTATAGTTACACTTCTTGACTATACAGACCCATTAACTTGTACGATTGATAGTACAGCAGGTAGCATTTTTAAAAATGGTTCTGGTACAACAACGCTTACTTGTCGAGTATTTCAATCTGGTGCTGAAATTGATACATCTGGAACAACATACACTTATAAATGGTCTCAACGTGATCAAAATGGTGTACTAAATGCCAATTTTGGTGGTACAGGAAATCAATATAAAACTGGTAAAACAATTAGTGTTGCGGCGACTGATATCAATGTCAAAGCTCAATATACATGCGAGGTGAATCAATAATGAAAAGTACATTTTATGCCAATGTTGAACTTGGGGGAGAAATCACACAAGTTAGCTTTGAAGCGACAAGCGCAAGTGATGTGATTGAACAAATCTGGCGGACTTACGGTATCTCCACCCCAATTATTGAAATTTGGGCGGAGGTAACTGATGACGATAGTAGCAAGCAATAGTCTCACTTTAAGTAATGTTAATGATGGGACAATAACTCACATAGCCTACGCTTACAGCGCAGATGGAGCAGATAGATTTACTCTTAACTATCCAAATTTAAATCAATTGAATGGTAGTAGAATTTATAGTAAGTCTAATCCATATGTACTTACAGGTAATAGTGTTGACACATATGTCCATCTGAGAGATGTAACTGCTAATTTGAAAGCTGGGACATATACCTTAAGTGCTAAAACTGATGGTGTGTGGGTTAACCATAGGTCAACAAATAACCCAAATGATAAAGGTGCCTGTTTATGGCTTGTAAGCTCTGAAAATGATATCAACATTTCACTTGGAAATACAGTTCCTCAAACTATTAATGTTCCAAAAGACGGAACATATTGCATCAGAGTCAATTTATATTCTGATGGAACGACTAATGTATCTCGTAAGTTTTGGGATTTTAAATTAGATAGTGGTTCGATTGCTACTCCATATATGCCCTCATCTAGCGAAGTCACAACTGCTGACTGGCCAAGCTACATCGGTCAGTACACAGACTTTACACAAGCTGACAGCACTAATCCATCCAACTACACTTGGAGTCTGATACGAGGGAATGATGGGAAAGATGGAGCAAATGGTAAAGACGGAATAGCAGGTAAGGACGGTGTTGGAATAAAAACAACTGTTATCACTTATGCTATTTCAACAAGCGGAACGGCAGCACCAACTACTGGCTGGACAAGTTCTGTTCCCGGTCTTGTAAAAGGTCAATATCTCTGGACGAAAACAGTATGGACATACACGGACAACTCATCTGAAACAGGTTATTCAGTATCTTATATTTCTAAAGATGGTAACAATGGTACTGATGGATTAGCAGGTAAAGATGGAGTTGGTATCAAAACTACTGCTATCACTTACGCTAGTCATACCAATGGTACTACGGCTCCAACTACTGGATATACAGCCACAGTGCCTAGTGTTCCTGCTGGACAATTCCTATGGACTAAGACTATTTGGACTTACACAGACAACTCAACTGAAACAGGTTACTCAGTTGCAATGATGGGTCTTAAAGGTGACCAAGGTATCCAAGGTATCCAAGGTAGAGACGGAATAGCAGGTAAAGATGGTAAGGGAATAAATTTAACTACAATTACTTACTCTATCTCAACAAGTGGAACAACTGCTCCAACTACTGGATATACATCAACAGTGCCTACTCTAGTCAAAGGTCAATATCTCTGGACTAAAACAGTATGGAGATATACTGATAACTCTACTGAAACAGGTTATTCTGTTGCTTATATTGCACAAGATGGTAATAACGGTAATGATGGAATTGCTGGTAAAGATGGTACTGGTATCAAAACTACGACCATTACCTATGCAGGCTCAACAAGTGGAACTACTGCTCCAACTAGCGGTTGGACTTCCACAGTTCCGACAGTTGCAGCAGGTAGTTATCTGTGGACTAAGACGGTTTGGGCTTATACGGATAATACTAGCGAAACAGGGTATTCAGTCGCTAAAATGGGGAATGATGGAGCAACAGGGCCGCAAGGTCCTCAGGGGAATATTGGACCACAAGGTCATGCTGGAAGTAACGGTGACCCAGGTAAGATTGTTTCTGATACTGAGCCAAGCACTCGATTCAAAGGATTGACTTGGAAATATTCAGGCACCGCAGACCTTACAGCGAGTGAAGGAACAGTTATCCATCCTAACACCGAGTACTACTATAATGGCACTAACTGGATGATTAACTATTTAAGTGCGAACAATCTTGAAGCTAACTCAATAACCGCTGACTTAATTGATGCAAAAAATTTAACAATTACTGATGGTGAATTTGTCAGCACAATCATCAATGGGTCAGTTAAAACTCAAACAGAAATCAAAGATGACCATCTTCTGATTTATAAAATGGATACTTCTACTAATTCGATCAATACAATTGCTATTAAATCTGATTCTGGATTAGCAATGACTTATCAGAATAGTGATACAGGAGAATATACAAGCGCCGGTGTTAATTTCCAAGGTTTGTTTATGCAAAATAACATTACAAATGAATTTGCACGCCTTACACCTCAAGGCACGAAGTTATCAACTGACGTTCCTTGGACCAAGCTTAGT